ATCGTAAGCAATAATTCGTCCTGCAAGTTGTTGAAGCTTATCTGTATCTGCTTCATGCATTTCGGATATGCACTCTTCTCTAAAAGAGCTAATTAACTGGACGAATCTTGCAAAATGTTCGTGATGAGATAATGTTTTTAGGTCTTCTTCTATATTCATGAATTCAGTTACTGCTGCATCCCTTGAGTTTGAGTACCACCCATCTGTGCGGGTTGAGTACCTATCCTACCTATTTGCGCGTTCTGAGCTTGCTGAACCGCGAACTGATACTGGCCAGCGTATTTTTGCAAACGCTGAGCAAAAGCCTCATCTTCTTGCAGACGCTTTTGAATGTCTGGCTGCTGAGAGTACTGTTGAATAATTTGCAAAGCAGCTTGGGCCGCCGATGGGCGAGCAGGAACTTCAATGCCTGAATAGATTTTTGATAGATCATCTGTAATATCTTTAAGGAGTTTTTCTTGAGCAACCTGTACTGGCTCTAGAACTCCATCAGCAAGCACTGGGTCAACTGCCCCTGCTGCTAGTGTTAGCAAGTTGTCTACGTTTATCCGACCGTTCCTGTCTAGCTGGAGGAGAGAAACCATTTGATTAAGTTTCTTTTCTTGGCTTTCTGGATCAGTGTTCAGGACATCGTAGCTAATCGTAACATCGAAGTTTTCGTCAGCGTTACCTTTGTTAAACGTCTGAGGATCAGGTACTCCCGTAACCCTAAAGAATATCTGATCTGGGCCAAAGCGTTGGAAGCATCGGTAGCACTGAGATATCACTTCAGAACAGTGAGTCAGGAACTTGTCCACTAGGAACTGTTTCCTTATCTGCGAGATTGAAGATGACTCGTCCAGGCCAACAAGACGATCTGCTTGCTGTTCTAGTGTCTTTTCTATTTCGAGAGATCCTTGATTGTACGATGGAGTAGGCCCGAAGTCAATATCGCCTTTACGACGGTAAGGGATGTAGCGCCCTGGTCCGTAGTCCGTTGGGGCTTGCCCCACTGGATGGAAAATAGGAGGTACTGTAGCAAGGCTGTTGCGGTCGATCCTACTGTCTCGTTCTATTTTGACCTGGTTCTGTATTCCTCTTAGGACGCTAGGGATTGTCATTGTATCGTACAATCTCTTGCTGTCTTCAGAAAGTTTAGTTACTACTACTGGGTAGTCCTCGTAACCGTTAAGCAGTTCGAACTTAGCGTAACCAGGAACGTCACCGTCTCCACTGAACTCACGGTGGAATACAGTGCAGTATATGCCCTCAGATCCGTCTTCCCTGTCAATCAGACGCTGGTAACCGTAAACAATTTCTATTAGCTCTTCAGCTTCGTAAGAGTTGCTTCCTAGTAAACGACGGCCCTCTTGTTCAACTTCTGCCGTATCTATGTTTACTCCACGGTATCTGTCGATAATCAGGTCTACAAAAGACTCATCCCATCCCTCGGTAGCTATTTTGTTTTCTAGCTCTTGTGGGGTTACGTAAGTTTTCCAGAAGCAATAAGGAGATCTTTGAGGATCGGTAACATATGGAGGGAAAACGAAGTCACCATCTGGTGCTAGTGTCTTCACCTCTGGAGCATTAACCTGTCGGCGTACTACTGGTAACTCCGCAGAGCCTACATCGGCTAACTCGGATAGTGCTTTCTTTGCTCGCTTAACCGTAACGCCGTCAAACGTCTTCTGAAGCATAGAAATCATCTGGTCTTCGTTGTTCCCAGATATGATCATTTCTGCTAACTGTGGGCTTACTTGAGCTATCTCGTTAAGGTCTAACCTCTGTAAGAACTTTCTGTCTTCTGAGTGCCAGCCTACGTAGCTAATAAGCAACCCACGCTCAAGCAAGTAGTTAGCCCCTAGCTCCATCTCGCGATTAAACCTAGAGATGTACCCAGAGGTAACCATCCACTTAAGGAAGTTAGATACTATCTTGGACTTAGGAACGTCCTGAATCTCTACAGGGAAAGCCCTGATGTTCGCCCTGTTAAGAGAAGCCATGAACAAAGAAACCAGTCGAGTGATTCTTTCGTCAATAACATGAGCCTCCATGTCTGAAGCTCCCTCCCACGGGAACGCATCGGCTCCATGCTTTCTTAGGTCTGAACTTTTCCCTGGCCAGTAGTTCCTACGGTCATCGTAGCTATCTCTGCACAAATCAAAGTATGATTCAAGTTCAAGTACTGATTGGTCGTAAGCGTAACGGAGGGAGTTAATATCTGGGTCATCACTAACGTACGTTAGCGAATCTAAAACTGAATCACTTTGCATAAGATCTTTTCTTAATATCTTCTAGAAGATGGTTTATGTATAATATACTTACCCCTATTCTATCACATAATTCTAATGGTAACATTTCTTCTTGATCCTTTCCCCTTACCTGCCGAATAAATATTTCCCAAGCCAGTAGCCTGTCTATTTCTTCTTCAATAAAATCAGGGTTAAGAACAGCTTTACTTAACGTATCTGTAGCTTTTCCCTTTAACATCTTCTATCATTTCTATAGTTATTGACTTACCCTTTATTGAGTTCTTGTACCTTCTGGGTATAACTACAGGTACTTTCATCTGAATTTCAGGGATGTAAGCAAACACGTAGCTTGGATTGGGAGCGGTAGCAACAACCTTGCCCCTGTAATGCTTAGGCACAATCTCGTGGATGTACATAGATTCCATTAGGATTGCCTGTCCTTCCTCGTCTACCCAAGTGTTTCTGCCCCGACCTGTAAGCATTTCCGAAGAAAGTTTGCTTTTAGCGAGTTGATGTACTTCGTCAAATTGTAAATCAAAATCAGAAGCTATTTTTATTAATCTTACTTTAGCCATAATTAGTATCCTGCTCCTACTCGTGTAGTCATCATGCTCCTAGACAGAACGTGATCTGGGCCATCTCCTCCGTTCGCCATTCGCAAATAACGAATGATGTCAAAGAAATCCTTTAGCGGTTCATCAGATTTACCTGATGCGTTGTAGTTTATTAAAGAGTCTATTAGGTTCCCGCAATCCTGGTGAACGTAGCATCTAGGGCGGTTAGCGGAATCAATAGGCACATTAGGGTTGTAGCTGAACCATTCGTCTATTGCGCTAATACCCATTTCCTCCATTCTGCCGTCTGATGGAATAAAGTTCATACCGCAGTCATCGAACTCGGTGAACAGATCATCGTTGTCAGAGTTTTCCTTAGCGAAGTACCGACTATCACCTATACGCTCGAACACCTTTATGCCGATGTCTTCTTCTATTTCCTCGAACAAATCTACGTACCCTTGTACGTTGTACCCTATCTTCTTAGATGCTGGGCCGTATCTCCACTTAGGATCTCCGAATAACGCCCACTCACCGTAGTAATCTCTATCAGGCCATTCCTTACGGATGTACACATCGCCCATATCGTTCACTCCTGCCCATAGTGCTACGTAGTTCCTGGCTCCTGCTGGGTCAACTACCTGGTAGCAGGTGAACTGTTCCTTGTTGGAAATGTCTGGGAAGGTCATCCCGTACTTGTTCTCTTCCTCGTTCAGTACGTTTACCTCTGTGTTGAATAAAGGCAAGAGGGATGTCATGCTTCTGACTGGAATTCCGTAAGCACGTACAAGTATCTCGTCCTCTGGTCTGCCTCTAAGGTCTTTAGCAATACGCTCGTACCCACCGAACGGGTTCTCATCTGAGTGCAAGTACACCACTGAGGCATCCCTAGATGGGCTGTACTGCTTGATAGGGACTTGTTTGTCTAATAGCTCCCCATTTCTAGTCTGAAGGGTTTCTACGTCCTTTAGGTACTCTGCCACAAAGGGAGTGTAACCATCAATAGGAGTAAAGCCTATACCCATCTTAGAGTCCCTGGTAGCTAATCGAAACCTAAGGGTATTTACTAATGCAGCATCTCCAAGGTACTCATCTAACCAAGCTCCTATGTTAAGACCTACTGGATCAGGGAAACCGAACTCGAAGCCTTCAAGGATTGTTTGGTTGTTACTGAACTGGGTGTACGTCTTGAAGTCTACTCTAGTACGGGTATCTGGAAAGATGAAGCTCTTAGCCGTGAACCCGTTCTGCATACTGTAATTGATGTACCCTTCTATGCTCTTGGTCTTCTTCTTGAATTCCTTAGGCATCATTTCCCAGATAGCTGCTTGCTGTACCTTAATGGAAGTATCTTCGTTCTGGGAGAAGCATACTACATGACCATCGGTGCTTTCCGTTACGGCCTCCATTATAATCTTAGCAAATCCAGTAGTCTTGCCTGATCTATTGCCACCAAGGGCAAGGCATTCGTTGTACTCTTGCAGTCCTTCCTTTATGCGTTCCCATCCAGGAAGATTAAACCCATGACGAATAGGGTCTTCTATAGATGCCTTTATCCTGCTCTCGTGAGCCTTGTGTAGCTCCTTAAGAAGATTAAGATCGTTCTCGTACAGCCAGACAACTTCTTCGTCTGTAGGAGGGAACAGTAAAGGATGCTCAGTAAAGTTAATACTCGCTCCAATCTATTTGCTCTAACTCTTGTTGAGACATCTTGGCAACTAACGCCAGTAGCACAGCAAGGTTCTCTTGAGAGTGTTCTTCGTCGATCTTATTGAACACATCGTACTCAAAGCCTTTATCGGTTACGGTGGCAATTAGAACAGTTTCCCAACCAGGGGATATTGTGTCTAAGGACTTCTGTACTAACTGAGTATTTTTATTCATATCACTCAATAATCTTTATTACCCTATGCTATACAGAGTCATACTTGGGATTGTTTAAGTTTCCTAATGCGGCTCATTAACTCTTTAATTGGCTCATTAACTCTTTAATTGTGGTTTAAGTGTCCTAATGTTGGTTGTTAACTATGTTATATTTCAATTGTTTACTATGTCTAAGTCCGACATTAGGAACCACATATGGCCGTGCTCTTGGATCATCGGCCTACCTAAATATGTTTTACAATCTATGTATACACTATCAGGGGCCGTTGATACATCCACCACTGTCATGGGTTCAGTTTGCATCTTTTTGATTTCCTCTAACTGGTAAGGGTAGTTTATCCTAGCCCTTTTTCGCCTTCCGCTAGAACCTAATTCCGTTGTCTTTAGTAAGACTTTATTTCCTTTTATGATATTCATTCCTTAAGAAATTATACGTCTTATATCGTGACGAATAGGAGCGCTTCTAAATGGTTCTGTTTCAATGGTGGAGGAAGTGGGATTCGCACCCACGTCTTCAGAAGTATCCTCCTGAATCGAATCTGAATTACCCCCATAAAAAGCACCTTTGTTGCTGTTTTTACCCCCATAAAAAGCACCTTCGTACTTCTTAATATCTTTGTAAAACGGCTCCTTAGGTTTAAAGATGTTGTTGTACCCCTTGTAGAACGCATCCCAGTTAGATACCCTGTTCCTGTCTCCTTTACCGCTCATCTTCTAAATCTATTATCTGGGCTTCCTTCATTTTGCTTTTAGCCTTTTCCATAAGCTCCCTGTAGTCCTCGTCAGTGTAAACCTTTTCCTCCCTGTTTATACTTGTAGCCTCACCTCTAGCCAGTAAAGCCTCCCTAGCAGAGTTAGCCTTAGCTATACTGATATCTTTAATATCCTTGAACGTAGGTTTAAGCTCACCTGACTCCATACTAGAGCGTACCTCCTGTACCATGTCCTCCTCTAAAGAACTAATGTTCAGGTAAGAATAAGAAGCTAACTGACCACCGAGGTCTTTCCACTTCCCTAAGTGATCTGCGTAAGTACTTAGTACACGGACAATAGTATCCCTCTTGAATCCGTACTTACGTACTAATTGAGTCTGTGTCTTACCACTAGAACTTAAGAACAGTATCTTAGCAGCCTTCTCAGGATTGTACTTCTCTAAGGACTTCACACCATCAAGCTCAGAACTCTTAGCGAATTCACGCACCTTTAAATCAATGTCAGAGATTAACTCCTTCTTGATTAAATCCTTAGTACTATCTGTGTCTGAATCTTGCAAGAAAGTG